GATCGGATCAGTACCCTGCTGCGGCACATAGAACTCACCGCCGGTGGTAAACACTTGGAAGTCACGCGAGCTAATAATGTCGGTGATGACGTTCAGATCGTTGGTATCTAGCGTCGCCTCGACCGCATCATCGTCCAAAGACTCGAATGGCACAAAGTCAAAGAATAGTCCGATCTTGCTGCCCCACACGGTCGATGGCCGCGACTTACTGCCGCCAAAGTACAACCGGCCCTCATGGAAAGTTACCGACCGTGGCCAGCCTCTAGTGCTCGACCAGACATCCTCATAATTCGATTCAAGTTCCCAGCGACCAGCATCAATCACCGAAGTATTAAAGAATGGGTATTCGGTAACAGCCTCGACCACCGTTGACGATATGTATCTGGTAATCCTTGCCCGACCCTGTGGGCTGGCATTAACGTACTGATTGACCGACTCTGTTGTCCAAGTAGTGATTGCGTAATTGCTTGCGCTCGTTGGCGCTGTCGTCCATGCTGGGGTTACCGTTGCCACCTTGGTGCTGCCGACATAATCCTCAATAATCCTGATCTGGCCAGCACCTGTACCGCTGGTGATCGTGACATACATGCCGTTATAGATGTCATCAGTAGCGCTAGATGTTGCCTTCAGCGTGATGGTGGTACTGGTGCCAGCCTGTGCTGCGCCGCTGTCGTGGTTGGTCGCAGAGGCTGTCAGCGTGATGTTTCCTGATACCGCAGATGGTGTCAGCGTTGATCCGATGTTCGTATCAAAGTTGATGTTAAATGCGTACTTAGGGATGCTGTCAAAGGTGATCGTGGTGGCCGTCCAGGCTGTGTCGCTAGTGCGCTGGATCTGCACCGGCTGCAGGTCAGGATGCACCACAATCAGCGTATCAGCAGACTGCGTCCAGCACATATCATCAACGATGCTGCTGCCGATGGTGGTGGTCAGGTAGTTGTTTCCACTGCCATTGATGTTGGTCTGTACTACACCATTCTTGATGATATACATGCGGTTATGCGTAAAGCACAGCATGTAGGAATCATCGACAGAAAATGAGAACGGCACCAAGCGCACGCCGTTGCCTGCAGAGGCAGTGCTGGTATTAGGCAGCTCAAGAATATGCTTCAAGCCTGGGCGGCGACGTAGGCCACCTTGCGGCTGGATCAGGACATTCGTTGCCTTGGCCAGCGCATTGCCATACTGCTGCAGATCGACACGCGCACGCAGTAACGGGTCGAGCTCGCCCGTCGAGAAGTTCGTTGTGAAGTCAACGAAGCGGGTCATTAGTTCCTCACCGCAGTCAGCGTGTAATCTTCAATCACGCGCACAGGTTGGTTCTTGCTATCAATCACAGCAGCTTGCCGGAAGAATCCACCGCGCCCATTCTCAGCTGGATCGCCCACAGCGATCTGCCGCCAGCGCAGTGTCTTATCAGCCTGCTCGGTAATCGGCTCGGCAATATGCCAGGCAATCATGTACTTCAGCAGCTGCACAAAGTATTGCGGCATTGCATATTCTGGTGTCTGGTACTGGTAGTCGATATAAACCGATTCCAGATTTGTCAGCAGCTTGTCGCCTTGGATTTCCCAATCAACGCTGATGTACCCGCCAATTGCAGCCGTATCGCGCACCGAGTGCGGATTGCCTAGCCGGTCACCAGGTAACAGATACTCGTATTTCCAAAAGCTGGTGGGCGTAGTAACTAGCTTTGCCAGCTGGATCTTCTTCATCGAGAATGACCAGGGATGCATCATCAGGGTCGAATCTCGGATGTCTGGATATAGACGGTCGCAGACCGAGCTCTCGTCGGTGCCGTCGTTAAAAGATGAGATTGCCTTCGCGCCCAGCAGAATCAGCGCGTCAGAGCAAATCGAAACACCTGTATCGCCTGCTGCCATTGCAACCTCTTAATGTAAGAAAGGGCTGGCCTCTCGCAGAAACCAGCCCTTGACACTACATGGTGACTATTTAGTCGCTGTCAGTAGCCGACAGCGTGGTGCCGTCGGTTACGTCCACTACACCGCTCGCATTAGATACGACATACACCAAGGTGACAACGGCGGTCGAGCCGGTCGAAGTCACGCAGTGGATAACATCGCCCACTTCGAGCGTGTTGGCCAGCGAGTTGAAATAGCCGCTGGTGTTGACATCCGCGATAGCATCGGCTGTTTTGTAGCCGTACATCGACGGGGCGTTGCCTCGCTTGGAGGCGCTGTAGGCTGTAAAGCCAGCTGCATCATATGCCATGACTTTGCCCTCCTATTAAGCTGCAGCCGCAGTGTCGCGTGCAGTGATTTTAACAATACCCTCGGAGTCGATAGCAACCGAACCCGCTGAGAATAGTGCGTTGACCAGCCAGCTGGTCTTCTCAGGGATGTAGTTGATTTCGGTCTTGGGCGCGATGCCTTCTGCGTAACCGATAGCGTCCTTGTGGAAAGCGTACAGCGTGCGATCCGAGGAACCGTCGATTGGCAGGCCGCCTTCAGTGCGGTCACCCAGCACATGGAACGTGAAGCCCAGGAACGAATTGATCTCGCCCTGTACCAGCGCTTTGACAGTGTTGAAGTCCGAGCTGGTGACCGAAGTCTGCTCGAGCATCGATGCCAAGCTGTTGGCGTGGATGATGATGTGACGACCATCCGACGGCACGTTCTTGGTGTTCAGGATCTTCGCAGCTTCGCGCAGCTTGGCAATGTTCATGTTGGTGTTTGCGCCACCAATTGAGTTTGCCACGGTGCCGGTGCCGGAAGCAGCATTCAGCGCGTCAAGGATCAGCTGATCCTGGCGACGGCCAATCGCAGCGCCGACAACCTGGGCGAGCTCAGAGCGCTCGTCAAAGTTGACTTTTGCCTGCGAGAAAACATCCGAATACTCTGCAGCATTCCAATCGGACAGCGTGCAGGTAACGGTCGAGAAGCCGACGTTCATCGGCGTGACATCGGTCTGAGTGACGCGAGCAGTAGCTACGCCGCGACCGACTTTCGGGAATTTAACAACAGAGCCTTCGACACCACGACGCTGACGCACAGCGCCTACCAGCATTGCCTTGCCCTGGTAAGCCTGTTTGACCTCAGCATCGAACAGTGTCACAAAGGCATTGCTCAGAGAGATAGCCATTTGATAACCTCGTTCGGTTGATTAGTCAGGGGTTTTGCGCGTCGGTGAGCCGGGAATCCGGGCCTTTGCTTGCTGATTACGTCAGCCGGTCGATGGCATCTCGCCATGAGTCAGGGTCGGTAAACCGGTGGGCCTTACCACAATTGTATTTGCTTTTTGGAAAAAAGCAATAAAAAAACCCCAGCACACAGGCTGGGGCAAAGTCGCGGCTGCTGGGTTAGTCTTTGACGTAGGTGTTAAACATCCTCGCTACCTTCTGCCGGTAAGCCGGGTCGGTATTGTATTTTGGATCGGCCACCATTGCATAAAGCTCTGCCTCGCTGGGTGCTCCCTCGAGCGGCGCTGACTCAATCGGGATGCGTCCTTCGTAAGCCTCGCGGATCTTCATCAAGGCATTCAGGCCACGGGCAGTGCCGCCCATAATCTTGAATTCCTCAAAATCGTCTTTGCTCCACACGCCTTTGGCGACCAGGCCGCGAGCCCAATCGACCATGCCATTGACCACGGCACCGGCGTTCGGGCCGAGCTTCTTCATTTCCTCGGCAGGATCGACCATCTCACCGGCCATCATCTCCTGCGCCTGGCTGCGCAACGATGTTGCTAGATCGTCAAACTGTGCTTGGGATAATCCGTTTTCTTTCGCCCAGCTGGCAAGCGTCGCTGCCATCGGGTTGTCAGCAGAGTCCTCGCCGCCGAAAGAGGAAAGGTCGTACTTGCCATCAGCCGGGGCATTGTGAGCGCCCTTGCTGATCTTGGCTCTCAGGTCGCGCCATGACTTGGCAATACCTTCCAGGTCGGGCTCGTTGCTGTCTTTGTTCCAGAAGTTCTCAGGCCAATAGTCTGGCCGCTCCAGCGGATCTTCTGCTGGCGCTTTGGTGGGGTCAGGTGGCCGGTGATCAATATCGACTGCCTGGGTGGCTTGCGCCGGTGCGTTTGGGTCTTCGACTGTAACGCTGTCGAGTAGGCCGGATTGACCGGGCTCGACAGATGTTGTGTCTGTCATAAATTCCTCGCTTGATTGATCCGTGCAATTATTTCCCGCACGACAGTCCTCTGCCCTTCAGCAAAGAATGCGTGCGAGGGATCGGTGCCTGGCACGGCAACAGGCACATCGACATACATCTGACGCAGCCAATCTAGTAGCTTCTGGCCATCCTCGGTGGCAAATACCCGCAGGCAAAGCCTAGCCAAGTCTTCCCGCTGCTGCTCTGCTGGCCGTATGTCAGTGGTTATTGCTTCGATCTCATCCCAGCTCATTTGGGCATTTGCATAGGTTTTTCATTGGCCTCCGCGAATGGCGACTTGCCTTCCTTCATGCGCATCACCGCATGATCGACCGCCTTGTCCATAATCGAGCGTGGCATCTTCTCCATAAACATTTGGGATTGCGGATCTGATCTCATCAGGTAATTGAGCTCAGACTTGTTGAGCGTCGGCACCACCAATGGAATTAGCGTTTCCTTGCCATTAAGACCAACGCCCACGCTGATCTCGGTCATGACGTTACCGTCTGGCCGCTTGATCTCGCCGAAGTAGCCGGAGCCCTTGGCCGTCTTGTCTGGCCGCATTCCATAATCCATTATGCTGCCTCCGCTGGCATCGCCCCAGCTTGCGCCTGCATGGCCATTGCCTGCGCCATTGCAGCTTCTTGCTGTTGCTGTTGCATGGTTTCCATCAATACTGCACGTTCGGCTGCCGTATTGCGAACTGCAGCAGGCACGCCCAGTT